ACTCGTAAAAGGAACTATTATAATGTTTAGAAGACAAAAATTTTCAGTAGCAGGAGTTGTTAAAATATCAAAAGCAGCAGCCAAAGCTGCGGAAAAAATCAAAAAAATTAATAAAAAAGACATGGAAAAATTTGGAGCTAGTTTCTCTAAAATGAAAAGAATGTTAGAGAAGATGAACCAGCCAGCTGTCGATGCGTATAAGAAAACAATAAAACAAATTAAATCAAGAATTACAAAAGGTAAATCTAAAGAAGATATGAAAGACATGCAGGATGCTGCAGATATTCTTAACAGAAAATTATTTAAAGGTTCTAAAGATCTTGTAAAAAGATACGAGAGCCTGCCAGATGTTAGATCAAGATTTAGAGGAGCACCAGGACGTCAAAGAAAATTAGTTAAAGGTGTTACTAATCCTATGAAGAGAGCAGAAATTCTACAAAAAGATAGATTAAAAAGATTTAAAGAAGAAGGTTTGCCAGAAATGAGAAAATACAAACCAAGAAAGTTTAGAGGAGACTAATGGCTATAAGATTTGGAATGACACTGGCAGAAATGATTGTTCAGTTAACAAAAGGTTTTAGAAAAGCAACTGGCAGAAACCCAGATGGTCTCGAAAAAATAAAAATTCAACAAGAAGCAGTTCAAAGATTTAAGGACATGAATAAAGTTGTTGACATGGAAGGCAACGTTTTAGATCCAAGCAAACCTATCACGGGCGGCACACAAGAAGGTGCTGCTCTTAAATCAGGTATCATGAGAGCAATGAAAACTAAACCTGTTGCCGTAAAAAAAATGATAGATGAAGCAATTGATAATGTATCACCAGGTTTTTCTGGTGACATAAAAGTTGATGCAGAATTAGTTGCAGAGGATTTAGCCGAAAGAATGGGTAAGGTGTATGATGATCTACCTACAATGGAAAGATTAGATCTTTACGATCAAGCATACACAGGTTTATCAAAACAAAGATTTAAAAATATGCCAAAACCAGATCCAGAAGAAAAGGCAGACGGTGGACGTATCGGTTTTAAAAAAGGTATGGACAGAAGAACGTTCATGAAAATTATGGGCGGTCTTACAGCACTACCTGTTCTTGGTAAATTTTTCAAAGGCGCAGAGGTTGCAGCACCTGTAATAGAAAAAGCGGTTGAAGCAGCAAAAACTGTGCCACCATATTTTTTAAAATTAGCAGAACAAATTAAATTACTAGGAAGACAATTTAAGGGTCCTCAAGAAAGAGTAAATGTGTACTCTATGAAGGGTAAAGACGGTAAGTCAGAATTAATGTTAACAGAAGATGTTGGCACAGGTGAGATGCAAATCAAAAAAATTGGTAAAGAAAATGATGAGATGGTTACCGAAGTTCAGACTATGGAATACACGCCAGGAAGGGCTCAAGCTGATGAAACAACAAAAGGTACACCTGCTGACCAATATGAAGAATACACTGAGTATAATTCTAGAATACAAAAAGATGAATTTAATGATCCTATAGTTGAGGATGGTATCGACGCTGAAGATATATCAAAAGAAATTAAAGATAAGTTTGATGTTGAGCAAGAAATATTAGAAGAAGTTGCAAGAGATAAAAAAGCATCGGGCGGTATTGCAATGATGTTAGGAGAATAATGAAACTTGGCCCTAAAGAAATAAAAGTGGTCAATCAGTATCTTATTAGACCAGTAAAAAATAGACTGAAAGAAATCTTTGAGAAAAAAAGTTTACCACAATTACAAACAGCAGATGAGATTAAACAACCACCAGTCAAAAAAGACGTAGAGGATATACAAGCTATTAATGAGTTTGTGAAACGTAATCCACGAGCTGATGGTGGACGAATACCTTTTGGTGATGGATCAATTACGAAAGTGCAACAACTAACTGAAGCAGTCAGAAAAAGTCCAAGATTAGTTAAATTATTTAACGAAGGTAATTTATATCACATAAGAACAACTATAGGCGGCAGTAAGTCTAACAGAAAAAATTATCGGGGCTCTAAAGAAGAGTTAAAAAAAATACTTAAAAAAAGACAAAGTACGGGCAAGCCAGTAAAACTAACAGCAAAAATGAAATCAAACATAAAAGAGTATGAAGACAGAACAGGGAAAAAATATAAAAATTTAGATCGTTATAAACAAATGAAGGTTCGAAAAGGTAAGCAAGAAACTATTGGAACATTACCTACGAAAGAAGAAATGAAAAAAAGAATTAGTATCAAACAAAAAGGTAATGCTGGAGTTATAGAAGATGTAACTTTTCCAAATCCAAAAATGAAAGAAAAATTTTTAAATGAACTAAGATTAAAATATACTTATGTTCCAGGTAAAACTATGCCTGAAAAATATCAAGCTAAAAATTTTGCTAAACGATATCCAATTAGTGAAAGACAATTTGAAAGAATGGTTAGTTTCTATGTAAATAAAGAGGGTCTAAAATATCCTAAAGGTGGAGCTGGTGCAGAAGTTATAGCACAAAGAAAAAAATTATTAAAAAAAATTTCTGGTCCTAAAGCAGAGGACACTATTATAAAAACTAAAACACCTTTGTTAGCTGAAAAAAATTTATCAGGTAAAATAGATTTTGCTCACAGAGTTTCAAAAGCTCACATGAATAGATTAGGTCTTGTTTTTGACACACAATTAACTGGAATGGATTCTAGATTAATAAATCAAGCAATAATAAAACCAGCCGAAAATGCATTAGAACCTATTTATAAAAAACAATTTAATGTGATGAAAAAAATAGAAAACTCTGGTTTAAACGAAAAACTAGAAAAAGAACTATTAGATATAAACAATCAAGTTAAAGAACAGGTTAAAAAAACAAGCGGTAGAATTTTTGGAATTACAATTGATCCTAAAACTTTAGAACCCTCTTTTGAAGGTTTAAATAAAAAATTTTTTTTATCATCTAAAAATATAAATTTAAAAGAATTAGATAAATTACCTAAACAAGAAAGAATAAAAATTTTATCTCCTATTGTTAGTAAAGCTGTTGATGCTGAAATTAAAAGAGGCTTCAGACCCGCAGACTTTAAAGAAATTTTACAAGATAAAAAAAGTAGAGAAACTGTTTTAAATTATACTAAAAGATTTGCACCTGATATTTTAGGTAAGGTTAAAAAAGCAATTTCTAACCCTGCATCTAAAGAAAGTTTTGCGTTATATGCAAATCCTCTTTTTAGTCCAGGTGTCTTAGGAGAAGCTTTTAAAACTATACCAACACCAGCAGGAGCTGTAGCACTAAATTTAGGACTTGGTGTTGATCCAACATCCGCTGTTGACAGAGCAAGCATTGCAGCAGAAGCTGCGTTCGCACCACAACTTGTAAAACAATCAGCTAAGTTTGGACCCGTTGCTCAAAGATTTTTTAATTTAGGTTTAACACCTGCTATGGCAGCAAGAGTTGCAAGAATAGCATCACCACTAGGTATTGCATCACTGGTAGCAGAAGGTGTATATCAACTTGGTAAGTTTACTAAAAAAAGAACAAATGAACTAAGATCCATGACACCTGAACAAAGAGAAAAACTGCAAAGAGAAGGAGAAGCTTTTGCTTTTAGTGAGTTTGCAGCTGCAGGCGGAGGACTTGCAAAACTAGCAGGAGATAGATCAGGTGCTATGTTAAAATCCATGAATGAAGATAAGGATGGGTTGCCTTCATTATTAAAACGTGTTAAGAAAACTTAGGAGTATTAAATGGCAGAAATAGATAAAGGACTCCCGAACACTCGTACTGAGGTTAGTTTACCAGGTGAGGAACAGGTCGACGTCCAAGAAGAAATTGTAGAAAAAGGTCCCGTTGAAGTTACACCAGAAGAAGACGGTGGTGTTACAATAGACTTTGAACCAGGTGCTATCAACATACCTGGAACAGAAAATCATTTTGATAACTTAGCAGATATTTTACCTGATGATGTTTTAGAACCAGTTGGTAACGACATGGTACAAAACTATATGGACTACAAAGCATCAAGAAAAGATTGGGAACAATCTTATACACAAGGTTTAGATTTGTTAGGATTTAAATATGAAAACAGAACAGAACCATTTCAAGGAGCTAGTGGTGCAACACACCCAGTAATGGCAGAAGCTGTTACACAGTTTCAAGCTCAAGCGTACAAAGAATTATTACCTGCAGAAGGACCAGTAAGAACACAAGTTATTGGAATTAAAAATCCACAAACAGAAATGCAGGCACAACGTGTCAAAGATTACATGAATTATTTAATCATGGATGAGATGAAAGAATACGAAGCAGAGTTTGACTCTATGTTGTTTCATTTACCACTTGCAGGTTCTACATTTAAAAAAGTTTATTACGATGTGCCGATGGGTAGAGTCGTATCAAAATTTGTACCTGCAGATGAATTAGTTGTACCATACACTGCAACAAGCTTAGATGATGCAGAGTCTGTCATACACGTTGTTAAAATGTCAGAAAACGAATTACGAAAACAACAAGTCAACGGTTTTTACAGAGACATAGAATTATCACCACCAGGAACTGTAGAAAAAAATGATGTTGAAAAAAAAGAACGAGAATTAGATGGCACTAAAAAAGTTGGCAAACAAGATCCAGTTTATACTTTATTAGAATGTCATGTTAATTTAGACTTAGAAGGTTTTGAAGAAGTTGGTCAAGATGGTGAACCAACAGGAGTAAAATTACCCTACATAGTAACTGTAGAAGAAGGTAGCCGATTAGTTCTCTCCATACGGAGAAACTATGCGCCCAATGATCTAAAGAAAAATAAGATCCAATATTTTGTCCATTTTAAATTT